CCAAAGTTTTGAAGATTGCAAAAGAAAAATTGTCCGGGCGATTATGCTCGGCCGAGCATCGCTTCAAGATGATGGATCGATCAAATATACATTAATTGATCCGGTTGCAAGCACAACCGATGTCACAATGAGGATCCCGAGAGGAGCCTCCTATATGTCCATGGATAAGCACAAAGACAGAAAAAGCATTCATAAATTATATAGCTTTATGGCCGATGCATCAGGAAAATCGCCGGCAATTTTTTCAAAAATGGACGGCCGGGATATAAAGTTTTTTATGGGCATTGCGTTGCTTTTTTTGGCTTCGTGACCGTTGAGCTTGTTCGATTAGGCAAAACGGTCGAGGAAAGGGGCATCAGTGGGATTTGTGAAATGCTTTTGCAAATTTGCCGTTTATATCGCTCACTCCCGGATCCCCGGTCGTTAACATATCAAGAGATCCTTTTTTATTTTGACGGAATAAAAGAGGATTTAAAAGACGCAACGAAACCGAGATAAAAATGGCTGAGGGTCGATTTTCCATAGAAACAGTTTTCAAAGCGATCGATAAAATGACCGCTCCTGTTAATCGTATGTCAAACAGGATTGGAAAATTTACACGAAAACTGCAAAGAGGATTCAGAAATCTTGACAGAACTGTCAGCAAAGTAAACAAAAGTATTAATGTCACAATCAAGAGAATTGCAAAAACGGCGGCCGTGGGCTTTGGATTGGCCGGGGCATCCGTTTTAAAATTTGTGAAAGAGTCCTCAAAGATTGAGGATGCGATCGCTGCTTTTCAGCCTATTGTCGGCGGTATTGAAAACGCAAAAAAAGCCGTTGATGATCTTAATAAAACCGCTGCCTCAACTCCCTTTCAATTCGAAACTCTTGCAAATGCCTCTCAATTATTGCTCGGCTTTGGAGCTGCAACTCAAGAGGAGTTGATCCCGACAATCAGAATGCTCGGAGATACGGCCGGAGGCAATGCCGAAAGATTGTCCGGGATTGCTCTCGCTTTTTCTCAGATAAAGGCCGGAGGAAAAGCGACAATGCAGGATATTAATCAGCTCATAAATAATGGCGTCCCGATACTTGGAGAGCTTGCTGATATGTGGGGAGTGACTGTCGGACAGGCTCGAGAGATGGTCTCTCAGGGAAAGGCGACCGGCGAGGAGGTCACAAAAGCTTTTAAGAAAATGACATCCGAGGGCGGTCGATTTTTCAGGGGCATGGAAATTGCGTCAAAAACTTTCTCGGGCAAACTGTCAACTCTTAAAGATAATATTAATTTGACAGCCGGAGCCATCGGGACGGCATTCATGCCAAAACTCAAGGGAGGGACTGACAGGCTGATTTTAATTGCCGGGAAAGTCAGGGAATGGACAAACACAAATCGAGAGCTCATTGCTCAGAAAGTCGATGCTTTTATTGCGAAAGTCAAATCGATATTTGAAGCGATGCGCCCCGGGCTCAATGCTTTGATTCAGACGCTTAAAAATTTAATCAGTATATTTGCAAATCTTTTTAAAACAACAAAAGACGGCGAGAGCACACTGACAACTCTCATCAATTTTTTTAATGTTTTTTCTATTGTTTTGCTTGAGATATCAGAGATCATTAAATTTTTTGACAGGCTTATCGGTGGGAGATTAATAAAAACAATTATCGGTTTGGTTATTGTTTTGAAAATTCTCGCCGGAGCCTTTACTCTTTTAAATATTATCATGACCGCAAATCCTATCGGCCTGATAATTGTCGGGATCGGTTTATTGATCGGATCCATAATTTTTTTGATAAGACATATTGATTTTATAAAGGCTCAATTTGTCAGGATGTGGGAGATCCTCAAAGAAAATCCAATTCTCGGGATGATCTTTCCAATTTTTGCTTTAATCGGAGCCATAGGTTTTTTGATTAAACACTGGCAGAAATTTAAAGAGGAAACCATTGTCACGGCAAAAGCCTTTGTTGAAATATGGCAAACCGCAAAAACATTTTATGTCGGACTTTGGAGCTCAATTTTAAAGGTCATGGATATTGCTGTCACAAAAATAATCGGATTAATCGATAAATTAAAAAAGCCTTTCGGGTTTGTCAAAGCCGGAGTTTCAAGATTAAAAGGCTTTTTCGGAGTTGGCGATGATGAGGATGATCAGCGAGCTCCCGGAACTCCTCAGACGGTGGGTCCGGAGGAGCGAACAGCGAGACTCCTCGAGGAAAAATCAACAACAAACAAATCCGAGCTAACCATTAAAGATGAAACCGGCCGGGCTGAGATGACAGGAAAGTCGGGTCCTGGAGTTTCTTTTAATTTAGCTGAGAGCGGAGCTTTTTAAATGTCATGGGATGAACGATTAAAAGATGCAGCCTATACCTCCCCGAGCGGAACTCGATTTGTTTTTGATTATGAGAATGTCGGGCGAGAGACTGATAAAAAAACAACTGTTTTTACTTTTCCTGATCAGGATGGCGCTTTCATTCAGGATCTCGGGAGAGGGGGACGGCGATATCCTTTTCGGCTCTTTATATGGGGCGCTGATTATGATCAGAAATCCGATGCATTATATACGGCCTTTGAGGAAAAGGGCCCCGGAAAGCTTGAGCATCCGAGATACGGCACTTTGACCGTGATCCCTGTCGGTAGTATTCGGCAAAGAGATGATCTCAAAACGGCTGCAAATCAGGCTGTGATTGAGGTTGAATTATGGGAAACACTATCTGAATTGATTTTCCCGGCTGTCGCAATTGATGCGACAACTCTCATCAATAATTCGATTGATGCGTTTCAGGAAAATATTTCAGCACAATTCGCGGAGAATTTAAGCCTTTTGACAAGCTCTGAAACGGTCGATTTTAAGGCGAAATTTTTGGCCGGAATTGCAGCAGTCAATACAGTTTTGAAAACAATTGCTGAGGTTGAGCAATCAATTTCAAGTCAATTTGATGCGATTGTCAGAAACATAAATCAAAACATCGATGATCTCATCGGGACGCCGGCGGTTTTGGCGTTTCAGGCTGTTGAGTTGCTGAGACTTCCATCAAGAGCGATCACAAGCTTTAAAGATAAAGTCGATGCTTATGTCAATTTAATTGATTTAACTCTCGGGACAGATTTTTCTCCCTCAGGATTTGATAACAAACCGGAAAACAATTTTTTGTCGGCTGATCTTTTTGCAAAATCTCAAATAATTGGATTAACTGAATCAACTCTTGTCACGGAATATATCACAAAACCGGACGCCATTGATGCAGCCGACACAATCACTGAGAATTTTATAAATATAAATGCTTGGTCAGATACAAATAGAGATAATCTCGGGCTTATCGATACAGGAGAGGCATATCAAGAGTATTTGAATGCTATTGTCACAGATACGGCGAGAATAATTGAAATATCATTTTCTTTAAAACAAGAGAGAATAATTTTCACGGATCGACCTCGATCGCTTCATGATTTAACAGCCGAATTATATAACGAGGTTGATAATCAACTCGATTTTTTTATTTCATCGAATAAACTGGCCGGGGATGAATTGATCGAAATCCCGAGAGGCCGGGAGATTAGATATTATGTATAAATGCCGGATCCTATCGACAAAAATTGCGATGCCTGCAGGCATCGTCAAAAACGATGGGTCTGCAGACTCGCTATTTTTGACGCTGAGGTCCTCAGCGCCATTTATGGCGAGCAATATTGAGATTTATCCGGAGACATCGACAATATTTGAGGTGTGAGCTGTAAATGGATCCAATTGTCCCGACACAAATTGAGACCGATGATCAAAATGAGATTGCGATCATCATTGATGGTCAGCGCTTTCGCCTTTGGAAAGGTGCCGAGATAAAATTGTCGATGGATTCGATTGACACTTTTTCCTTTGGGGGTCCTTTTCAATCTGATGTTCCTGATTATCGATTAATATTTCAGCCGTTGTCTTTTAAAAAAGTCTCAGCTTATATCGGAGGCGAGATTTTTTTCAATGGAAATATGACAGTCACAACTCCGGCCGTGGATCCTGATCAAAGGACTTTCTCTGTCAGTGGTTACTCTTTACCTGGCGTTTTAAATGATTGCCCTCATCCTGTTGAGGCTTATCCTTTGGAGTATAATAAAGTCAATTTAAATGCAATTGCATCTCGCTCGGCCGGATTTTTTGGAGTGACAATTTTGTTTGAGGGAAATCCCGGAGCTGTTTTTGATCGAGTAAAAGCTGATTCGAGCGAAAAAGTTTTATCTTTTTTAAACAAGCTCGCTCATGAAAGAAATTTGATCACAACAAATTCTCTTGATGGGAGTTTGAAATTTTATAGTCCGACAATTTCAGCGCCGGTGACATCAATTCGGCAAGGGTCAGCTCCTTATATTTCAGCCTCGCCGAATTATAATGCTCAAAATTTTTTTTCATCGATCACAGGGCTTGCTCCGACAAATTCAATTAAAAACGCTGAGCGCTTTACTTTAGTAAATCCATTTTTATCAACTGTTATCCGGCCTTTTGTTTTTCAGGTTCAAGACGCGAAAAGCGCTGATTTGCAAAGCGCTGTCCGGTCGAAAATGGGTCGGATGTTTGGCGATGCGATATCATTCAATCTCACTGTCCAAGGATGGCGAGATCAATTCGGACAATTATGGAAACCGAATACAATAATAAATTTTCAATCGGATGATGCAATGGTTTATAATGAAACTCAACTTTTAATAAGGTCAGTATCCTTTAAAAGAGAGGATTCAGATATTGCGAGTTTCAATCTGGTTTTGCCTGAATCATATCAAGGCAAAATCCCGGGGAGTCTGCCGTGGTTGGTATAGTCGGGAAAGTATTGGCTGTTTTAAATAGTGTTTTTAATACGGCCGTGACCGAGATCAAGGCTGAGATTAATTTCGGCGATAATGTTCAAGCCGAATTATTTCAACCTCCCGGGATCGATT